AGACTCTATGTTACGACATCACCTGGCGGTGTACGCCTGCGCGATTGCGCTTGTCTGGGGCGTGTGTTTTCACGACCCCCTAGCTAAATGGGCCATGGCCAGCACCCCATTCCAGTGGGTTGCCGACTCAACCGTTGAGCTAATTGAACATTTTGAGGGAAAGCGCTACCGCGCCTACCAAGATGCCGGCGGTAAGTGGACGACTGGCATTGGCCACCTAATACGCCAAAAGGACGCCCATTTGCTCCATAGGGAGCTTTCTGAGGCCGAGGTGATAGGTATCCTACACCGGGACTTAGAAAAGTGCTCTACGGCCCTAGAATCGGCTTTAAACAGCACTCCCAAGAGGCACCAGATCGACGCCCTGATGAGCCTGTGCCATAACATTGGCCCGGACAACATGGCCCGCTCTGAGGTAGTTAAATACCTTAACGACGGCAACGTGCACAAGGCAGGCGACGCGTTTCTTAACTGGAGCACCCCGCCGGTCCTTAAAAAGCGTAGACAAATAGAGCGCTCGCTGTTCTTAGCCGGGGCGTAAACACCCCTTATTTTGCATTAGTAGATATAGAACCATTAACCTGAAGGAACTAACATGGACGGCTTTAAATCATCATCAAAGATGCAGTGCTTCAAAGAAGGCGGCGCTGTTAAGTATAAGTCACGCCACTCTGAAAAGTCAGAGATGAGTGAAGACATTGCACAAGACAAAAAGGTCGTCAAGAAGGCGTTTGCCATGCACGACAAGCAAGAGCATCCAGGAGAAAAGACTGACCTCTCCAAGCTCAAAAAAGGCGGCCGCATGAAGAAGAAAGACGGCGGCTGCGTTGGTCGCTACAAGGCCGGCGGTTCGATTGGTATGAAGAAAGACTCTGGCGACATTAAAGACATCCAGAAGATCAAACTCACCAAAACCAAAAAAGCCGCAGCTCCATCTAAAGCAGCAATTAAGCCGGCCATGTCAAACATCTCCGAGCCAGCAGCACCAGGTGGCGATCTAAGCATGATTGCACCAGCGATGGGAATGAAAAAAGGTGGCTACGCAAAAAAGTGTGCTGAGGGCGGCTCATTAAAATCTGTTGATGCAGAAGAGAACCCTGGCCTGGCCAAACTCCCAACCAACGTCCGTAACAAAATGGGCTACGCTAAAAAAGGCGGTGAAGTAAAAAAGTATGCTGACGGCGGTATTGTAGACAATATTAAAGCCGTCGGTAAAAAACTATACGAAAACGTGATGGGCACACCGGAGCAAAACAAAGCAGCCGCCGAACAAGAGAAGGCGATTGCAGAAAAGGATCCATCTAGCTATGAGGCAAAGTACCGTAAAATGACTGGTAAAAAACGCGGCGGAAAGGCTTGCTAATATGCCAATAGAGTCTAAGCAGCAACAAAAGGCGATGTATGCAGCGGCCGCTGGTAAGTCAACCCTTGGCATCCCCAAGAAGGTTGGCAAAGAGTTTATCAAGGCCGGCAAGGCAAAGCCAAACCTACCACAAAAAGTAACTAAACGCGCATCCGGCAGGGGACGTTAATTTATGTCATACTCTGGTACAATTAACCAGACCAAGATCAACATAGATCAGTTGATCTCGTACGCGTATCGTGATGCTGGTAAAACGGCAGAAGAGATCACGCCCGAGTATATTGACGCTGGTAAACAGGCGCTGTACTACATATTACAGAACCTATCTAACCGCGGCGTTAACCTGTGGTTGTTAGAGAACAAAGTCATCGGCGCGCCAACAAACGCACAATGGATTTCGTTGCCAGAGAGCACGATTGACGTGCGTGAGGCAAACTGGGTTTATATTACCAACCCATCGTATAGTGGCTTACTGCCAGTGTCAAACCCAAACGTGGTTAATTTGTTTGACCAAGATGCAAACGACACACTAGATCTCTTTGCAACCAGCTCATTGGCTAATAACTTCTTTGGCGCAGCATACAGCAACCAGACACGTTTGTTTTATGTTGGATTTAATGCGTACTGCCCAGGAACAACGGCGACTTATACTTTAGACTTTGAGGTCAGCAACGACGGCGTTAATTGGACGGTGTGGGAGTCATTCCCATCTACCACACTAGCAGATCGTGAGTGGGCCTACTTTAGCATCAACGCCACCCAACAGTTCTACTTCTTTAGATTAAAGAACCGAAACACACTAGCAACATTCTCGTTGCGTGCCATCCAGTTTGCGCAGAGCCAGCAGGTTATTCCTATGGCTAGACTAAACCGCAATGACTACTGGAGCCTACCCAACAAACAATTCCCAAGCCAGCGCACATTGCAGTATTGGTTTGATCGTCTGATCGAACCCCGGATGTATCTGTGGCCGGTACCAAACAATAACTACCAAGTGTTTCAGTTAATTATTGAGACACAGATGCCAGACGTTGGATCGTTAACAAACGAGTTGTATCTACCAAACCGCTGGATTGGTTCTATTCAGGCCAGTTTATCACACAAACTAGCATTACAGTTACCACAGATTGACCTAGCTCGCGTTCAGTATTTAGAGACACAGGCCACTAAACTAGAATATGACGCGGCACAAGAAGAGCGCGACAAGTCGCCAATTTACTTCCAACCTAACTATAGTTACTATACACGATGAGCGGCGCATATGTAATGACCTACACCAACCTGGTAGAGGACGTCCAGCGTTATATGGAACGTGACGACGCCGGGTTTGTTGCACAGATCCCCAGCCTGATTGGATTAGCCGAGGCAGCTATTGCCGCCGAGTTAAAGTCGCTACTACAATTAACTGTAGTAGAGACCACATTACCCACCAATGAAGACGTACTGGCAAAGCCAGCCCGTTGGCGTAAGACGGTGTCAATGAAGGTTAACGGCGCGCCTATGTTATTGCGTTCACAAGATTACATTGCACAGTATCAGTCACAATCTAGCAACGGACAGCCAAAGTATTACGGCGAGTATGACTATAACAACTGGAACTTTGCGCCAAAGCCAGACCAAAGCTATCCAGTAGAAATTATATACTACAGCCTGATTCAACCGTTGGACGAAAGTAACCAAACAAATTTGTTCACGCGCGAGTGTCCACAGGCAATGTTGTTTGGTACCTTACTACAGGCCCAGGGTTACTTAAAGGCGTTGGATAAGTTGCCGGTTTGGAAAGCATACTACACCGAGTCGTTAGCTGCGTTGAAGAAAGAAGACAACTCGCGTCGTATTGATAGAAATACTACGGTCCAGGAACCATAATATATGCCAATATTTACATCACCGTTTACCGGAACAGTCGTACAGCCAACCGACGTATCGTACTACGCACTTAGCTTTAGCGCAAACGTACAGCTCTACTGGCCCGCCGTTGTTAACCCAACGCAAGTCCCCGCCGCGCGTATTATCGACGCCACACCATCTGTTGCCAGTTTAATAATTACCCTGCCAGAGGCAAACCAAGGTACCACCGGTGCAGATATTTTAATCCGTAACTTTGGCGCTGTTGCGTTCACTGTTCAAAATTTTGGAGGCACCGGATCGGTTTCAATTCCCGCCGGCGTATCTAAGTACTTCTACCTGTCTGATAATTCAACCTCTGCGGGTGTCTGGCAAAACGTTACGTTTGGTGCTGGCACATCGTCGGCCGACGCCGCCTCACTAGCCGGCGCTGGTTTAGTGGCGCTTTCTGGCCAGCTAAATACCACACAAAACATTATCGAGGTATCGTCTCCCCCAACTATTACCAACGCCAGCCGCGCCAGCACATTTGTCTGGACCTCTGGTAACAACACAATCAACCTACCAACATCAACCAGTTTAACGGGCGGTTGGTTTATTGCGTTTAGAAACAGTGGCACGGGCACGTTAACATTTGCACCGCAGGGCACGTCATTAATTAACGGTGGTGCAACATTGGACGTAAACCCAGCAGAGTCTGGTTTTATTATGTTCCAGCAAGCAACGGGTAACTTTTTTACCGTTGGTTTGTCGGTGCCGTCCAACGTAACATTTACATCCTCAACGTATGATGTAGATTCAATTATTGGTGGCACGTTTAGCTTAGTGTCGTACGCGCCAATTATTCAAACATACGTTGCGCTATCTGGCACACGTTCGACTACTTTGGCTGTTACCTTACCAGCCACAACGCAGCTATATGTGTTGGTTAATGACACCGGCCAGCCATCTTACAACATTACATTCCAAGTATCCGGCAGCCTGCAGACACCAATTAATTTAGCGGACGGCGCAATCGCCTTGGTTTTGAGTGATGGCAACTTCTTATATGTTATCAGCCAATCAACAACCAATACATTCCTTGCAATTAACGGATCCGCTGGGGCGCCATCGCATTCGTTTATTAGCAACACCACCACGGGTATGTACTTAGTTGGAACTAACATACTCGGTCTATCGGCTAACTCAACTAACATGTTAAGGCTTGATAATACCAACACACTAAGTCCGCAGGTATCAACGCCGGCAACATTTACGGCTGGGTTAATTAGTGGCGGGACCTTTGTCTAATGGCTGGGGAAAACAAGTTACCAGACCAGTATAATCTGGTCTACACGCTTGGCGTACAGTCAGGCATAAAACGAGACGGCACAATATTTGAGTCACGTGAGTTTAGTGACGGAGAATGGTGCCGTTTTCAGCGTGGCACTCCTAGAAAAATAGGTGGCTACCGTGAACTGTTTGCTACATTTACAGGTATTCCGCGTGGCATGATCGCCAATTCATTTAATGGCGTTAACTATGTATTTGTTGGCAACCAATACGGTTTAGAAGTATTTACAACAGGCACTACGTTTGGTGTTGGCAGTGGTCCGCTTACTGTAAATATTTTACCTGGCTACTCGCCCTTTACATTGGTATCTAATACGGTTAGTCAGTTTGTTGTGGCGACCGATGTAACAGCGGCATTCCCCGCTAACATGAAAGTCATTTTTGATAATAATGTTGCTACAGAAACAACAGTAATTAGTTCATCTTACACAGCACCAAATACTACGGTAATTGTAACAACGTCAAGCATTGTCGGAACCCCAACAACGGTCTCGTTGTATGATGAAACATTTACACCCGATCCTAATTTGTTGTGGCAGTTTGACTTACAGTACTCACCTGCGGGTGGGTCGTTGCAAGTGTTGGCACACCCAGGTCAGAACCTAGCAAACATTGACAACGCCATTCAGACCCAAGTATTAACTGGTGGGTTGTTACCAAACTCTTCTAATGAGTGGAACTTCCAAGGATTGGCAGACACTGGAGGGGCAAACCCAACCTATCGACCGATTGTAGTAGATGGTGGTGTGTGCGTGTTGTACCCCTACACATTTGTGTACGGATCAGATGGTTTTATTGCCAACAACAATGTCAGCACCAACACAACGTTAACAACATATAACCAGCAAACAATTACCGATTGGAACGGCGCGACTGCTAACCAGGTCAACATGGCCTCGTCCAAAATCGTTAAAGGTATACCGGTGCGCGGTGGTACTAACTCACCGTCTGGATTGTTCTGGGCAACTGATAGTTTGATCCGTGTCTCGTTTACTGGCACGACTCCGCTGTACTGGCGCTATGATATTATTTCTAGCCAGATCTCTACCATATCATCCTCGTGCTTTGTTGAGATGGATGGTATTTTTTACTGGATGGGTGTCGACCGTTTCTACCAATACAATGGTGCGGTCTCTGTACTGCCAAATGATAAGAACGTAAACTGGCTATTTGATAACCTCAACTTCGTACAGCGTCAAAAGGTATGGGCTACTAAAGTACCTCGGTATAATGAGATCTGGTTCTTTTATCCCCGTGGCGATGCAACGGAATGTACCGATGCAATTATCTATAATGTAAAAGATAAGATTTGGTATGATGCTGGTAGTGCGCCTGGAGCACGGAGATCATGCGGATACACAACCGAAGTATTCCCAACACCAATCTGGGCTAGCTGGGAAGACATAAACACATTTAGTCCGCCGTTTACTGTAATTGCCAAACCAGCCAGCCAACCAGCTTTAAACGCTAACCAAATCTATTTAAACGGTGACGCAACAATTACATTTGGCGCTGGTGATTATGTTGCCACATCAAATGGTGACAACCCAACCGTATACAAGGTAGTAACTAGTCAGTTTTTATTTACCTCTGCCATAACGGCAACTAACCCAGAGGGTGTGACGTTAATCACGGTAGACGAAAATTTTAACCCAGCCTTAGTGGCTGGTAATTTGGTGTACTACATTGAGGGTGGCTACCCACTCTGGCAACATGAGTTCGGCACAAACGCCATCACGTTTAACCAAGAGTTTGCAATTACGTCAAGTATTACAACCTGTGACATTAGCTGGGTAGGTGGTATACCGTCCCAAGACAGTGCCACTGGCGTAAACCGACGCATGCACCTAAGACGTGTCGAGCCTGACTTTGTACAGTCCGGCACGATGGCGATGACTATCCTGGGCCGTAAGTTTGCCCGTGGTGCCACAGAAAACTCTGGGCCATTTTACTTTGACCCAGACACCGGCAAGATTGACCTGCGCGTAGAACACCGCGAGGTTCGGCTAAAGTTTGAGTCCAACGTGCTTGACGGTGACTTTCAAATGGGCCGCCTGCTAATTACGGCAGAGTACGGCGACGAGCGTCCGTGAGTATCCAAACATTCTTCCCAATCAACCCAGAGTATATGTCCTGGGAAGATTGGAACGGTAACTTCTTACATTATTTTGGCGAAGAGCCGATCATGTACGACACCGAGAATAATTGGAAACTGGTCGCTAAAAACATTAGCCAGCTCACCACATTTGAGAGCTACCCTGTGCCAGACCCAGAAGCATTTGAGACGTGGCAGGAGTGGGCCTCGGCTCTTAGTTTTATTTTAAATGGCCCAACCACTTGATTTAGGGCGACAAATGCAAGATTCTTGCATTAGTATAAGTAGAAGCATTTAACCAAAGGAGATAGTATGCACGGCCAACAAACCATGAAATATCTAAACGACAAAGCGGCTGCTGACGCTATTATGGCTAATCGTAAGGTTGACACAGACGCTGTTAGCCCAGCTTTTCAAAAAGCTGTAGAAGAAGCACTAGCCGCAAAAGCAAAAGCAGCAGCTTCTAAGTAATTTTTGTTGTGACATCTTTTGTAGACTCCAAGAAAAGGGAGTTATCGCAAGAAGAGATTATTAAGATTGCTGTCAAGGAAACTGGCAGCAAGTACACTGTCGAGCAGGTCAAGGCCAGTCTAAGTGCAGAGGCGTATGAGTTAGGTGCTTTAATGATTAGGCAGGGTAACACCATATTTGTGGTACACCAAGATAAGTCTAATCCGACCGCTGCATTATTTAGAGCATTAAACGCCGATACCATCCCTAATTATATAAACAACTGTTTTGAATTTGTAAAAGCTGTTGGGATGGCTGGTTTTCAATATCTAGTTGTTGATTTTGATGATAAATCTTTATTAGCAATTTTTGAGCGCGTCTACCGTAAAAAACCATTTGAAAAAATGGGCTATGCTGTTCAGCAATCATCAAAAACCGGTCGTTACCGAGTTACTGTTAATTTAGGGCAAACCCCAAAAACAAAACAGTCCGAGTTGCACAAACAACAGCTAGCACAGGAAGCAGTTAATCCATGAGCGCGGTAGTAAACGTCGTTAGTAGTGTCGGTGAATTTGTCGGCGACGCAGTTAAAGTTGTTGGCGATATTACCATGGACGCCGTGCAAGCGGTTGGCCAGGGACTTGAAAGTGTAGGTCAGGCTGTAGGCGGTGTTATTGAGGGTGCGCTTAATGACCCCGTAGGTACAATTGCAAAAGTAGCGGCTATAGCAACGCAACAGTATTGGATGCTGCCATTAATATCTGCCGCAACAGTGGTGGCAAATGGTGGTAGTTTAGGTGATGCGGCATTAGCCGCTGGTATATCATACGCCGGCATGTATATTGCGTCTGGTGTATCGGACTATTTAGTTTCAGGTGCTGAATCATCATTGATGGGTGTTGAAAACCTTTCTGATGGATCGTCGCTATTTTCGTACAGTGATGGCAGCACCATGCTTCAAACCGCAGATGGTTTGACTTCGTTTACCGCGCCAACAACAATTACTGGGTCGTTAAATACCGCAATATCAAACGCTGCAGGAAACGCGGCGACCACGGCTTTACGTGGTGGTGATATTAACGAAATATTTGCCTCCGGTTTAACTGGTGGTGCGGGTACTTATGTTAACCTAGAAGCAACGCAGAACCTAAAAGATTTAGGACTAGCCGCACCAATTGCAAACGTTCTTGGCACTACGTCTGGTGCTGTAACCCGGGGTGCGTTGTCTGGCCAAGATGCTGGCGAAGTATTTAACACAGCACTTATTAACAACATTATTAGTACCAGTTTGTCTCAGGCTGGTAATGAAATTAAAAAATCGGATGTTTACAAGGGACTACAAAAATCTGTAAACGAAACAGTTAACGAGTTTAAAGATTCGTTTAATAGCTCTAAACAAAAGTTCTTAGACGAGTTAAATAAAAATGATGATCTGACCGCAAAAAGCAAAGAACAGATCGCTGGTTTAATAGAACAAAGCAACGCATTAAAATCTGAAGCAGACAGCTACAAGGATAGCACATTAACGCCGGCACAAGAAATAGCACAAAGGGCGTACGAAACAGCATCTGCCTCATATGATCAGTACAAAACAAAGTCTGCTGAGTTTAGTAATTTAGTATCGCAGTACGATGCGGCAAAAGCTGCGGGAAATACTGAGTTAGCAAATAGTCTGGCCGATCAAGCAAACGCATTGATCCCGGCGCTAAACTCCGTAACAGATAAATATAATGCAGATTATAATGTATACGATTCTGCAAAAACTGATTTTGAAACAAAGAATCAAACTTACATAGGTTACATAGATAAATCTAAAGAGTTAGATTCACAGTATACTAATATTAATAAACAGCTACAGACCCAAGCTGACATAACAAAACAAGCCAGCAACGAGTTTAACACTGTCTATAATCAAATCCAAGAAAACGCAAATAATGTAGCAAAACAAGTAGACAGCGCATACGAGACTGCATCAAAGTATGGCTCAATTGCTAAAGACACATTTAAGGATGTTTATCTAGGCACCGGCGATTTAAACAAAGCGGTAAATCTTTCACAGCAGGTAAACTCACTGCCAGAAGATAACCAGCGGATGTATGAGTTTGCTAAGACATTTGGTTTGCAACCAGAGGATGCAATTGAATTTGCACCAGACTTATCTAAGATGTCATTAGTCGCAGCTCAGACGTTCTATGATTCTTTGTCACAAGACCCTGACGCAGCTAACGCGTTTAATACCGCAAAGCAAATTAATAGCTTATCGGAGGCAGAGCAAGACTCGTTCTATAACGCAAAACTAAAGGGCTTAAACACAACACAAGCATTAGACATAGCAAACACTGTTGCCGGCCAATCTAGAGAACAGCAAAATATTTACATTGACACCGTTAAGTCTGGCCTGGGTTCTGACTTAGCGTCAATTTTCTCAGCAGCACAAACTTTAGTTGGCCCTGGAACACAGCTACAAGATATTGGTGATGCCAACCTGGCGCAGTTAAAAACAGAAGAAGGTAAAAACGCGTATAGGTATTATACATACGGCGGAATAGATAATGCCCAGGCTTTAGCAATGGCTAAGGGCGAAGACGATGCTGCTTTAGCTCGAGGAACTGGTACACAAAGCGCTGGTACAAGCGGCGCTTATTTACCGCCAGGTCAAATTGGTACGGTGACAGTAACTAGTCCTCCCCCAGGATCTAATGTGCCGACGGGTCCGGGTGTATCAATGCAGGAGCTTGCCGCACTAGAGGCAAAACTTGAGTCTGGTCAAATAACTGAAGAAGAGTACAATAGACAATATCAACAATTAGTTCAACCGCCTCAACAGCCACAGTATACGCCAACAAATGCAGACTACTATCAGAACCTAATTGATAAGATATTTACAGACAAGAATTTAAAGGCAAAGACCTTAGCTACAACACAGCCACCTGGTGGTGGTACTACAACTGGGCCAGCAACTATTGGCGGCACAATTACTGGCGGTACTGGCACGGGTGGGGCTGGTGGCACACAACCCGGCACTGGTGTTGGCGGCGGCACACAACCTAGCACAGGTGGCAGCGGTGGAACAGAGCCAGGAACTGGCGGCGGTGGCACTGCCACAGGCACAGGCACAGGTGGTGGCAGCACAGGTAACATTGGATTTGGTATCGGCGGTATTGGCGGCGGTGGATTTACCATACCTGGCGGCATGTACGGCATGTATGGTTTGGTTGGACAAGACCAAACTGGCGGAATTAAAAACTTAACGGCGGGATTAACAAATAGAATGGACTATAACTTATCTGGTTTACCATCTGATCAAGACATGGTAAACCCCATGTACAACGCGCCACAAATTATTCAACCAATGGCTGCTGGTGGATCGTCTACTTACGATCCATTCTCAACCAAAGACATATCCGGCGGCAGTAGTATTAGTGGCGGGTTAACACCAAGCCTAACCAAGGCACAACTTAATTATATACTAACGGGTTTACCAAACTACCTGCAAGGTAGAGCTGCGGGTGGCCACATCGAGGGACACAACCCACAGTTTTATTCTGAGGGCGGTCTTAACTCGTTAGAGAACCGCTACGTAAAGGGCGACGGCGATGGCACAAGCGATGACGTTCCGGCTATGCTAGCAAACGGTGAGTTTGTTATACCCGCCGATGTTGTATCTAAATTAGGTAATGGAAGTAACGACGCGGGGGCTAACGTCCTTGATGAGTTTTTACAGGTAATTAGAGAGCACGCACAAAGACACGACCCAAAAGAACTACCACCCGACTCAAAGGGTGCATTGGCGTACTTAGAAGAAGCACAACAACGAGCAGAGGCATAATATGGCAGGGTTAAATGATATCATAACAAACAAGGCAATGCAGCAGACAACGCTGCCATCTTGGTTTGATACAGCACAACAGAACGTAGTTAACCAGGCTCAGAACGCGTTTACCGCGGCGCCGACGCCACAAAATACGGTTGCCCAGAATGCTGTTAGCCAGCTCTCACAACCTAATAATGCTTTTCAACAAGCAGCCGGAACAGCTCAAAATATTGCAACTGGTGCGGCAAACCCATGGATTGTTAACCAAGCAACGGGTCAAGTTACTCCTAACGTAAACACCGCGCTCGGTGGTTTATTTCAAGCACAAAACCAACAGCTTAACCAGCTCATGCCAAACGTCACGGCTCCTATCGAGGGTGGCAGTATTGCCTCGGGTCAGTTTGGTAGCTTGCGTGGTCAGACGGCCGTCAACAAAGCGATGGCTGACGCACAGGCCCAGCTAGCCGCTCAACAAATGCAGGCCGCGTTACAAAACCAGGCAACCGGCGTAAACGCCGCATCTACCGCCGGCAACCTAACACAGCAAGACATTAAGAACTTGTTAGAGGTTGGTCAGTATCAACAAGCGGCTCCATTTATGAACGTGTCTAACCTAGGTAAAGTGTTGGGTGGTATCCAAGCACCAACCACAGTTATGAACCAGACACAGCTATCACCACTTAATCAAGTCGGTGGTTTGATTTCGTTACTCAGCGGCCCAACTGGTTCCGGCGGCGGGCTATTAAATCAAATAGGTATTAAAGGTGGTTTAGGAGATTTAGTTAAAGGTGTTGGCAATATATTTGGTGGAAGTAGTCCAAATTATTCTGGATGGGAAAGTGCGTTGCCACCCGGCACCATAGTTGATCCATGGAACCCCAACCCATATCCTGGTTGGAATTCGGGGCCTGCAGGACAAGAACAAGAGTGGATGACTCCTTAATACAGGAAAATATTATGCCAGGCTTAGATTATATTAAAGGTTACGACGAGGGCAAGAGCGTAGAGCCACCTGCCGAGACACCAATTACCTCCGTTGGTAAGGCCGTACAGTCAAAGGGTAAATACTCACTGCCAACACCAACCGGTGCGACCGGCGTTGATGAGGGTATCCTAGAGCGCATGCAAAAATTAATTGACGAGCGCGAGGCACAAAAGGGCGGCTTTATGGAGTCTTTGCGTGACGCGCAGGCATGGTGGACCGGCGGCGTCGCTGGCCCCAGCGAGGCACTATCTCGTCGTGCCAAAGAGCGCGAAGAATTTGATGCTACCACGTTTGGCATGCGCCGCGATCTGGCACAGTACAGAGTAGGTCAAGAGCAGGCCCGTAACTTAGACAAACAATTGTTTGGTGTTCCTGCACCAACACAAACTCAACCCGGTGCTGCTGGTGTAACCCCCGGCGGCGCAGCACAACCCGGCGCGGCACAACCTGGTGTTGTGGCACCCGCACAAACTGGTGGATTATTAAACCTTGTCAGAGATCCTGGCCTGCGCCAGACTATTGCAGTGCAAGCACAAACTGATCGTCAAGGTGCATTAAAATCTGTTCAGAGTTATTTAGCTAAAAACGCCGAAGACCCTGTCATGGTCAAAGAGTTACGATTTATGATCGATAACAATTTGATTGATCCTAAACTAATTCCAGCAGCAGTACTTACTAAGTTTGCTGGATCTGGCGCGTTTGTACCACACGATGTTCGTGGTCCTGGCGGCACAATGCAGACTACTCCTATCGGAGCCGCTGGTGCGGTATCCCCACCAGCTCCTGTACCTGGCGTACGTACTACTGCCCCTGCCGCTGCTCCTGCCGCTGCTCCTGCCGCTGCTCCTGCCGCTGTTACAACAAAACCATCTGGCGCCGCAGCAGGTCCCCAACCAATTGCTCAAGTACAACCTTTACCTAAGGTCGGCGCTCCAGCAGCTAAACCAGTAGGCGCCGGTGGGTTTGCTCCTGGCAGTAAAGAAGAGCTTGACATTCGCAAAGAGGGCATCACCGCTGAATTGCAAGATATTGGTAAAGATGTTGCTAAAGACCGTAATGCTACGGTTGAGGCTGGGTCAAACGCCGGTGAGCGTTTGGCTTCTGTACAATACCTTAACAACTTAGTAACAACCAATCCGAAAGCGTTTGGTGTGTTGCAAAAGCCTGGTGTATTGACCGCCGTGCTTGGTGCCGCTGAAGACGGCGCCAATATTGGTAACCTCGGAGCCGTGGGTATCTCAGGCATGAGCACTGCCGTACGTAAGGCAATGCCAGGCGCTACGCAGGCTGATATTGACGCCGCACAAAAAGCGACTCGTGAGTTTTCTTTAATGCAACTTCAAGCCGCCAAAATTTATCTTAAAGGTCAGGGCGCCGTATCTGACGCAGAGCGTCAGTTAATTCGTGAACTGGCTGGTAGCGTTAAAAACTCTCCAGAGGCCATCCGTGACTTCTTAAGGTGGAGCGAGATTCGTGCTAACTTTGATAAACAAAATGGCGCGGCGTATAAAGAATTTAATCGTAATAATCCAAATGTATCCTTTGAGCGCTACAAAGAGACACCAGAATACGAGAGACTTAAGTCTGAGTATGAGGCAAACCTAAACAAGTTTGTAAGCACAAGCACAGGCACAAAAGCAGCACCTAAATCAGACATAAAATCAATATTAGATAAATACCCAAAAAGGTAAGTAATGAATCCAAAATTACAAGAAGCCTATGACGCATTAAAACAAGCGGACGCCGCGGGTAATGTAGAAGACGCTCAACAGATCGCGGACTACATCCGTGAGCTGCAGAACCAGGAAATGCTTGGCTCTGGCGATGAAAGCATGATGCGCAATCCAATAGCCGCCGGTGCTGTCGGGGCTATTGCTGGCCCCGTTGCTGGTAAGGTATTAGAAACTGCCTACGGTCCTAAAGGCGTGACACCAACAGTGGCGCCAACCACAACGTCAGTAATGCCCGGGGCACCCGGTCAAAAATATGCCGCTAAAACAGGATATGGTGCTGGAACTGGCGAGACGGTTAGAGAAGTTGTTGAAGAATTTAAGCAACGTGAAGCGCCGTTAGGTAAAGGTAAAGTCACTAGCAAAATTAAAGGTACACCTCTTGGTGGTCCTGCTGCTATGGAGCAAATTGCTGCCAAAGAGGCAGACGCTGCACGTTTTGCACAAATGCGAGCTGCTAATCAAGTGGCCGCACAAAAAGCAGCATCTGTACCTGGCCGTATTGCGCAAGCCACGGCAGGTAAAATGCCGCTCCTATTAAAATCTGCTGCCGGCGCTGGCGCTGGTGTGCAGGGCGCTGATGCGTACAATCGATTGCAACAAGATGATTTTCTTGGTGCCGGTATTGGC